TTCGGGTTAATATTAGAATTCAATTCACTTTATAACTATAAATAAAACAAACCAACTATTACTATGAAATACGATATCCCAGCAGCATTACAAGTACTTACACCAGGAGCAGAATGGGTGCTTCGTGGTGGTGAGTATTCTGGATTGGAGTGGCTTAAAGGAAACGGTCACGATAAACCGACTGAAGATGTATTAAATGCAAAGATTTCTGAACTTGACGGTGCAGAAGCAATGAAACTTCTACGTGAGGAGAGAGATCGTAGAATTGCAAAGTCTGATTGGAGAGCTTCATCAGATTTGACAATTTCGGATGATTGGAAAACTTATCGTCAGGCACTTAGAGATCTTCCTGCATCTGCAACACCAACTCTTGATTCTAATTATAATTTAGATCTGACTTCTGTAACTTGGCCTACCGAACCTTCTTGATATGGCATCTGAACTAAGAGTAGATAGAATATCACCTGTCGATGGTATTGCTACTGTTACCCAAAGTCTTGGTGGTAATGCTGGTGGTGGCATTGTTCAAATAAGACATTCTAATACTAAAGGTCTAACCTTTGCTAGTGCTGAAAGTCCCAGTAACACTTTTGTTGCTACAGGAATTACTGGTATAATTACTCCAATAAGAAGTGATAATAAAATTTTGATTATTGCTAATCCAAGTGTAATGTGTTACCGGAGTGGTAGTAACGATGCTAACGGATCTATAAAAATTATGAGATCTATTAGTGGTGGATCTTATACAGAGTGTAGTCCTATTCAAATTGGAACTCAGGTTGGGTATTATGATTATGGTGGAAATGGATTACTTTGCTACAATAACATCTCATTGATTGGTGTTGATGAACCTAGTACAACGTCTGAAGTAACTTATCAATTTTACATTAAGAGACTTAATGGAAATGGAATAAGAATGGGTTATGAGTTAACAGGTGATATTGGATCTAATTCGTTTATAACAATGATGGAGATTGCAGGGTAATGTCAGAATTAAGAACAAATAGAATCGTTCCAAGAAACGGACTACCTGCTAGTGCAGCTGGTGGAGGCATTATTCAAATAGTTCAAGCAAGCACTACAAATAGAGTTGCAACAGCAAGTGCTTCATACGTAGCAACAAATTTATCGGCAACAATCACACCTTCATCGGCAAGTAGTAAAATTTATATCACACTTGGTGGAGATGCAAATAATAATGGGTCTGCCAATTATTTGTATATGACTTATTATAGAAGTATTGGTGGTGGTGCTTTTACAAATATAGCACCAAATGGATCTAATGATTCTAATAGTGCAGATTCAAATTATGGATTCGCTATGGTTTATGGTGCGAATTCAAGGATTCACGTTCCAGTAGCAATGCCATTCTTGGATAGTCCAGCCACTACGAGTGCTGTAGAGTATAAAGTTTATATTAGAATGCAGGCTGGTTCTGGTTCTGTAGAATTTCCAGCCAATAGTGGGTATCAGGCAGGACGAATGTTTTTATATGAGGTTTCTGCATAATATTAGATTTTATTGTAATAGAAGTCTCTGGATAAATAACTAAAAAGTATCAATATGTCTAAGGTAAGAGCTGAGGAATATACTGATAAGAGTGGAACCGGAGCTCCTAACTTTTCCAGGGGTATTGTCGTCTCTGTTGGATCTTCAGTGGGAATTGGTTCCACTTTTCCAGATAGAACATTACATGTAGCTCAGGCAAATAGTACTGCATATAGTTCAACTGACTTTGATCAAAAATATCATGTACTTAAACTTCAAAACTTTACTGATGATAAATCGGTAGGTCTTCAGTTTAAGATCGGAACTAATGGTGAGGCTGCTATCACCGCACAAGAGTCGAGTAATGGTGAAACTCAACTCATGTTCGGAACCAGAGGTGGTGGTAATAGGGCTGAGAGACTTCGTATTGATTCTGCTGGCAGGATGGGTCTAGGAGTAACACCTCCCACAGGATATGGATCTGGTAGAATATCACTGGACATACATTCTTCAGGAGCAACGGCATCCCATTTAGCACTGACTAACAGTACCACTGGTAGTGATGGTTCGACAAATGGTTTCAACATTGTACAAAACGGTTTAAATACACTCTTACTTTTAAGAGAGAGTGGCTTTATGTCATTTTCTACGGCAGGAACGGAAAGAGTCCGTATTCTCTCCTCTGGTGGTATAACCTTTAATGGAGATACATCTTCTGCGAATGCTCTTGATGATTATGAGGAGAATAGTTGGACTCCTGTATTTGCAGGTGCAACATCAGCAGGAACATATACTTATGGATCACAGGTCGGTAGGTATACCAAAATTGGTAATATGGTTCATGCACACTTCAAACTTGAGAATATCACCACAGGATCAGCTGGAACTGGAAATATAGAAATTAGTGGTTTACCCTATGTTTCTGATTTGGAACAAGTATCTGGTAATATGGTGCTTGATAATTTTAATCTTCCAACAGGAACTAGTAATTTGGCATTTAAAATTGCTAATGACCAATCAAAATTCACCATTGTCATGACGATTGATAATCTACCAGATCAGATACTTGAAGTTACAGATAAGGTTGACAATGCTGCTGATATTCAGGGTACCATCTCTTACCTCACTGACTCTTAAATAAATAACTAAAAACATCAGATGTCTAGAATTAGAGCTGACAGATACACCAATAGATTAGGAACCGGTGCACCAACATTTTCAAATGGTGTTAATATTACCGGAAATGTTGGTGTAGGAACAACTGTCCCTACATCTAAACTAACTGTTGTAGGTAATATGAATGTCACCGGTACAGTATCGGTTGGTGGCACTCTTACATATGAAGATGTAACCAGCATTGATTCAGTTGGTATTATAACTGCACAAAGTGGTATTCATGTTCCTGGAGGTGGTAATTTAGTAGGGATTGGAACTACCAATCCATTGTCAAGATTGCACGTATCTGGCACTCACAATAGTCATATTCGTATGACTAATACCTCTGATGATGCTCTAGATCTTATTGGAGATTCTAACAGGACAAGTGCAAATTCTTCCATCTTAGCAATAAAAGGAAGATGGAATGGAACAGATGTAGCAAAAATTGTTTTTCAAGCAGCTACTGATACGACCGATAAAGATGATGGTAATATATTATTCCATACAAAAGATAGTGGATCGAGTATTGCAGAAAGACTTCGTATAACTTCTACAGGTATTACATCAGTTACAGGTTCTCTTGCGGTCAATGGTGAAAACTATCCAACAGCTGGAGCATTAAGTAATCGTAATCTTATTGTGAATGGGTCGATGCTAATAGCTCAGAGAGGAACCTCAAGTTTTGGCACCACCGGTATTGATACTGTTGATAGATTTAAAGTAGCTTCCAATGTCGGTGTATCAAGATATCAATATACACTGAATACAAATGAGCTTCCATGGAATGAGGGACTTAGAAAATATTTACAAATAATGAATGCCTCTTCATCAGTGGCAAATTCTTATAGAGAAATTGATTATAAAGTTGAAGCACAGGATTTAGCACAAAGTGGATGGAAATATAACTCATCATCCAGTTATATCACTTTATCATTTTGGGTAAGAGCATCAGTCTCTCAAACATATTATCTGTACTTAAGAACAGATGATGGAACTGATAGAGTATATTCATTCCCATATGCTTTAACTGCAAACACATGGAAGAAAGTTGTACATACAATACCCGGTGATTCAAATATTGCTGTCAATACTGATAATGGGTTAGGTCTATTGATTAGATGGCTTCCTTGGTACGGAACAGATTATACTGGTTCAAGTGCAACTAATGAAACCTGGAGAAACAGTTCATCTGATTATGTGCAAGATATGACAAGTACCTGGGCCAATACCGATGAATCAACTTTTGATCTCACTGGAGTTCAATTAGAAGTTGGTGAAAAAAATACGCCTTTTGAAAATCGTCCTATAAGTGAAGAGCTACTCAGATGTCAGCGATATTTTATTAGACAAAATTGGGTATTATGTAATAATATTACGGGTATTGCTTACAGATGGGTTCCACCTGGACCTAGTGTTAATATGAGAACATCACCTGCTATGTCATATTTTCATCCTAGCACTGGCACTGCTAATCAAACTTATGAACATTCGTCTGGAACAGTTCGTACAATAAATAGTTCGCCAGCAGCTTTAAGTGCTACTAGTGGGAGCACAATATATTTTGGTACAAGTACAAATGGGACATATGGTCAATATGTCCGAGTTCATATGGATGCGGAGCTTTAAATGCAATACAAACTAGGAGTGGATCCAGACACTGTGTACTGTATAGACACAAATTACTGGATCCCACTTGATCCAGAAAATAGTATGAGGCAAGAGTATCAAAAATGGCTTGATGAGGGTAACACACCTCTTCCTGCAGAATGGGACTAATAAGTAAAAGTATTCTGAGTCTATAGCCAGTTGATAAACTGTCCACTATTTCCTCCGCGGACCCCGTGGAGGTTTTATAGTGTCTGGAGACACACACAGGAGATGACTCTTAAGGAAAAACTGGTATTCATTGTGTCGTTCATGTTCATGATGCAATGGGGAACCAGAGTAGTCTATGCAGGTCTATCACATGCATTGTATTGACATCATCCCATACGACCGTATATCGACCAGTAGGCCACTCATAGAATGGTTTACGACGGAATACCTATCCAATTATGGTCTAGACATCACAGTGGTCTATATGGACCTCTCTGATGAGGGTGTAGATGGATGGTGTATGCGTGAGGATGACAATGAGTTTCTGATTCAAATTGATGAGAAACTTGAGGGTGCTGAACATACCAGAACGGTATTACATGAATTGTACCATGTCTTTCAACATCTTCACAATATCCCACGATGTGAAATGTGTGCTCGTATGAGTGAACAATTTAACCTTGACAGATTCAAAAAAACCCTTTAGACTAGGCTTGTCCGGTTTGAAGGGAACACTTTAAGTACTTAATTACCATGAAGACCAAGTTTATTTGTGTACAACCTAGGTCTAATAAAGCCAGGAACCGTTTTGCAAACATGATGGATGGACTTCATTCATGTAGGCTTGAACAAGAGACAGAGGACAAAATGTTCTTGACATCTATTACAGAAAGGTACAGTTTCTGGATGGATAAGACTAATGACATGAATTGGATGATTGCAAAGTGATTGACTTTCTGATTAGTACACAATGGGAAGCTCTTGGTAACCACACTGTTGCTGAGTTTCTGGTAGGATATTTGTTCGGTGGTGCATTAATCATCGGAGCTCCAGGTGTGTTCTTCTTTGTTGTGTTCAATGCTTCACTACAGAGAACCAAGGGAGCACAGATTGGTTACAAGGACCACAAGGATTATGGTGACTCCTCTACCTATGAGAATGGTAAGATGGCTGACCAGAAACCTTACAAACACTACATTAGAGCTGCAGTACAATGAACTACGACACTATTTGGGGAGTAATGAACGATGTGGAGGAAGCATTTAGCCAAGTCACGACAATCGAATTCCTCACTAATCAAATTCAGCGTGCTGTTGATGTTGGCGACATTAACACTATCAACGACGCTGCACATGCATTGATTGCATTTGTACCAACATATCAGAAGAATTTTGATGAGAAGTTTGCCACAGCATGGAGAGAGGTAGTGACACCAATTCATGATCCTATCACCAATTATTATGGAAATCTTAATTATTCTGAAATTTGTAAATACTTAAAAGACACCGAGGTTTCCCCATGACAATGAAGAAGGGTCAAGATCTAACAAAACAAGAGATTGATTCCATCAAAATTGCTGTAGAGGAAGCTAGTATTACCGCTGTTCATCCTGATCGGATGGAAGCATATGCAGATTACCTAGTGAGGAAACTCAATGAGCAAGAGAAGTGAGAATCTAATCATTGCCCTTCAACAGGTTGGCAACCTGGAGAAACTTATTAAGACATTTGATTATCCCACATACATGCAAAACCGTCTTAATACTGTCAAATACGAACTAGAGAGACAGTTACACAACTGTCAGTCTACTCTTTGACAAAACATAATAATCTGTTATAATATTATTGTAATCTTCAGGAGAAAATGAAGTATCTTTTTGTTGTGAATCACTACGTACCATTTCCACAATCAGAGTATGGTGGACTATGGGTAGTCAGAGCTGAGGACAAAGAAGAATGTTTTGACCTCATTACAACATATATGGAAGATTATCCTGAATTTTACGGTAGACTACGTGAGAACATCGACCTTGCACCTAAATATGCATTGGTTGATGACAATCCTTCCGCAGTTTTAGAGAGTTTCCTAACATGAGACTAAAGAACGATCCTAACGACAAACGTGCTCATCGTGAAGTCGATTTCCATGCGAACGAATCTCATACAGAAGAGGAGTTCGATGCAGAACATGATGCCAAGGTAAATGATTGGCATGAACGTCACAAAGACAAGCTCCTTGATGTCTATTGTGATACACACCCTGACTCACCGGAGTGTAAAGTATATGATGACTGATGCTGAAAAGAATGCCCTCGGTCTTATGATCGAAAGTGTCCACAAACCAGACAGTCGGCTCCGTGGTTGTGCATACAATCAGGGATGTTATGATGAATTGATGGAATGGCGTCAGAAGATGCTTGACCTGCTCTATAGTTATGAGAAAAATGGAATTCCCTCACAAGCCACCCAAAGGGTATGAATACTGGACTGATGACTATTCCAAAACTATCAAACGTATTTGGATCAGAAACATCAGTCGTGAATTTATCTATGGTGATGACAAACATCCAAGTTCAGTCTGGGGTTTCTTCTGTAGGCGTAAAGGTGTATTTCTTGCACCCGTAAATAGTAAGAAGCCTGGTAAGATGGTAAGACCTGAAGATACCTCAGCTTACACAGCCATGCAACTCAAACTGACACCATTAGAATTAGCATTTCAATGAACGAACTCGATCCCTCCTCAATCACTCTTAGTTCACCAACTAAAGCATTTGCGTATGAAAAAATCTCACGCGAGATTGATGAGTGTGATGACATTGTAACCATGAAGGAAGCCTTACGTTGTTATGTCAAACTCTACTTCAAGCAACAAGAAACCATGGTCCTTATCGGAGTCCCCGACATCAGAGATGAAAACCTTTGAGCCACAAGTCAATGATTATGTAAGGTGGCCTAAGGATACACACACCGTTGAAGGATGGGTATATTTTAAGGACGAGGAATATATCACTATCGAAGTTGGTGTCAAACCAAAGAAACATTGTAATTATGTGAGGAATGTGTTACACTGTAAGGAACATATCCTCGTAGTGTGTTATTCATTTCTGTGGGATGAATTACAATACATCAAATCTAGAGAGACAAATCATGAAAATGCGAACACTTTTGTTAGGACTATCTCTGATGATCGTCCCTCCAAGCATGGCAGAACCTAAGGTTGAATATTTCACCAATGAAGCCATGGGGTGTATGATGCTTCAGGAATGTACTGAAGATATTCATGAAGTTATCTCTATGGCTGATATTTCCATGGAGTATGAGAATTGGGAAGACTTTACTGGTGTGACCACAGAGTTTCATAATATGTTGGTTCTTCTCAATCAGATGGGAGTGAAAGTATATCTGGCAGATCAAAAGTATTTCCCTGTAGGTCATCGTGGTGTATATCATACCGTCAGTAATAATTTCTATCTCAACAAAGCATTCATGCATCGTCCGAATGTATTGATGGCGGTGATGAGACATGAAGGTTGGCATGCTGCACAGGATTGTATGGCGGGAACCATTGATAATAATATGATTGCTATCATCTTACCTGAAGAGAGTGTCCCACCAGTGTGGCGTGATATGGTAGAAGCAACATATCCTCCCTCTGCAGTTCCTTGGGAAGCTGAGGCTAAGTGGGCTGGATTGACTGAAGGAATGACAGTCAAAGCACTTAAGTCTTGTGCATATGGTACAATGTGGGAAGACTATGAACCAACACCAATGACCCGTGAATGGTTAGAAGAAAAAGGATATATTAAATGACACTTGCTGATGCATTAATATGGGCGAGTATTCCCTTTGTACTAATTACATTGTATTTCGGTACGAAGGGAGGATATTACAATACTGACAAATATGACGGGGATGGAACAGCTCATAAGGTATTGAAATGAAAGTCAAGACTTTATCATTAAAACATCAAATTTATAATATACACGATATCTTCACAGTGGATGAGTTTGACTCAATCGGTGATGAGTTCAAATATAATTACTGGAAATTTAATAAGAGGGAAAATACTGAGTCATCAAATTATCCATTGAGGGGTTTTCTGCAGACAAAGAATTCACATTACGATGGTATTGATATAATTGGATATAATAATGTGTTCACTAATCTTGCCATCAATGTAAAATATCAGATCCAACAATTAGTCTTTGACAAACCCCTTACACTTAGAAGAATAAACACCAATATTCAATTCTTTGGCCAGGAATCATCTTTTCATACGGACAATGACGATAATCATTGGTCTTTTGTATGTTTTGTGTCTCCTAGTTGGAATACATCATGGGGTGGAGAATTTGTGGTCAATGTAGAAGATGGTGAATATGTACACTCTCCATATATACCGAACAGAGGAGTATTATTTCCCTCTCACTTACCACACATGGGTTACAGTCCTAACCGATTGTGTAACATACCCAGATTATCGATAGCATTTGTGTATGAAACCGATTGAATATAACACACATGAAGCAAGATACCATGATAGATATGGTGATTGGACAATCAATGGTGAGACTTATCGATTTAAGTTAAACAATTATAGACACTTATTCACACCAGATAGATTGAGAAAGGTTTCATTTGATGACATAGCATTCAAAGGAAAACACCTCACAAACTTACGTGGTCCAATGTGTCTATGTTGCGACGGTTCAAGATATTACAACGCTAAAATTAAACAACCTGGTATTTTGGTTGAAAATATGGAAAATCCATATAATCTTAAGTATAGAATGATTGACGGAAAACATAGAATAGAGAAGATGATTAACCTTGGAATGACTCATTCCGAGTTTCATGTTCTTCAAATATCTGATTTGATGTGATGTGGAGAATATGGTGCTATGCCCTCGGAAAGAAAGAGGGTAGAGATAAGAAAGATGCGGATAAGATTGCATATGTGAGAACCATCATAATGCTACAGCTCATTGTTACAAACGGTTTCATTATTGCAGGTAATATCAGACATTGGAACGATGGTCAGTGTGCCAACACCATATCTGGCCCTGAAATCTTGACAACCGACCATAAATAACCTATGATCTTATGGTAGCAATCAGGAGCTCACATGTCTGCCACCTATCTTCCTCAAAAGACTAAGTATCGCATCACTTTAGATCTGGAAGTCATGGAAGACTTCAACCCACATAATCTTGACTGGGAAAAACTGTTGGATGTTCAGGGTGGTGAACACGTAGAAGCATACGTGGAAGACTTGTCAGTTCCTGACTGCTTCTTCTCCTGATAATACTGGGGGTGATAAATAATTCATATTGTCATCCCCTATCCCATGGCATTCTATTGTACAAAAAAATCATTGATTGATGATTCAGTCACCCTATACTATGCTGGTGGAAACAGATGGTCTGATCAAGTGTCAGAAAAGGTCACCTTTGCTACCAGGGATGGATTGGACCAGAAAGTTGCGAATGTTGATCGTAAATCTGGTGGATTCAAGAACGCAACAGTGGTAGAAGAATGAAAACACTAAGCCAATTCCTCACCGAAGCAAATTATGACCCTGAGATTCAGGGAAGAAGCCAAATTCGTCAAACTGGTGAAGGCGGACGTAAAGAACCAAAGAGAGACACCGAGAGCAGAAGAAAGCCAGGTGCTAAACCACGAATGAAGGCAGTTGGTGGTGGTAAGATGGCTCCTGTCGGTCAATATAAGGACAGAAAGGATATTGGTGCGACCAAAGCTAGGTCTGAAAGAGAACAACAACCAACACAAGAAAGAGGTAGTGCTGCACTATCCGCAAGAGAACAACAAAGAAAGGCTTATCAAGAAAGAAAAGCACGTGAGAGAGGTGGCAGTCGTACACCAATTACAGCAAAAAGTAAAGAGAAGGTAGCCTCACAGTTGTTGAAGAAGAAAGAAGCTCCTAAGAGTACAGAACCAAAGAAAGAACGTAAGTCATACAAAACTGCTGACGGTGGTGGTATGACAAGGAAAGAAAGAGACCAGGCTCGTAATAAGAAAACAGGTGAAGATAGGAAAACTGCTAAACAACAAATGAGAGCAGAATTTGAGAAGAAACATGGTAGAAAGCCTAGTAAGAAAGAGGCAATTCAGATGACAGCCAAGGCACATGCTGCAGCTAAGGCACTCAAATGACACAAAGAATGATGCGATTGTTTAATACAATCGACGAGGCATACAATTTCGTGAAGTCGGATCAAGGTATCACCTTGAAAGAAGCTAAAGTGTATGTTGATCAGAGTATTGCCCAGAGAATTGATGAAAAGGTCTGGGTAGTTCTTCCCTGACAAAGTTACTCACCTTGAAAGGTCCCCTATAGTACAGAGACCACCACATTATGACATCAACCCATATTGAACACCCAGAGGACATGATACTGACAGGTGACCTGTCTGTTATCGATGCACTCTACGATAATGCATTCATCTCTATGAAGATGGATGGTATGTCATTGGTTTGGGGTACTAATCCTGCCAATGGTAAGTTCTTTGTTTGCACCAAAGCAGCATTCAACAAGAAAAAGATTCGTCTGTGTTATACTGTAGAAGATATTCTGACCCACTTTGGACATCAGATTGAAGTTGTAGATATCCTTACTAATTGTCTCTTTCATCTCCCCAAGACTGATAAGATCTATTGGGGTGATTGGCTTGGTTTCGGTCACACTGACGTGTTGACTCAGAATACTTTGACCTATGCATTCCCTGAGGCTATTGATCAGAAACTGGTGATTGCACCACACACTGTTGTCAATGTGTATGCAGAGTTCAGTGATGGTGTATGTGAGCCATTGACCGATACTTTGGAAGATACTAAAATGGTCAAGTGGGTACAACCTTCCGTTGATCGTATGCCACCACAAACCAAGGCACCAAAGATCAACAAAGACATGATCAAGTTCTTGTCTGATAAGGAGGCATATCAGGCCAAACTGGGTATCAATGCATTGATCAAGTCTGGTCAGTATCTTGATGATGCTACACTGACTGACATCCTTGGTTGTGTTCATCTTGCTAATCTTTATCAGTATGTCATGGAGATCAAGCTTGACATCATGGATAGTTTGATTGTTACTGATGCACCAACATCTTATCTTCCAAGTGGTGATATTGCCCCCAATGGTGAAGGTTATGTCTTCCATTCTGAAAACTATGGTAGTGTCAAACTAGTCAATCGTACAGAGTTTGCCTACGCCAACTTCAACAATGGGTACGGTACATAGTTACTCACCTCCAAACGTCCCTTATTATGTAGCCACTGAACTTGATGATCAAACTTCGCCCACACCAACAGGAAGCAGTTTATGCTCTCCGTCAGAATAGTATT